GACATTGCCATCATCAGCTAAGCCATTGGCGATGCTTCGCATGCCAAGCGCTATGGATTGGCGGCAATCAATTTGTGACACGTTGTCATTAGTCCCAGAATTCTGTATGTGTGATGTAGTACCGAGACTGTAAGCGCCCAAAGGTGCGATTGGCTCGAGTTGCGGAGTGCGGAAGACTATTTCCCAATCAACATACAGGCTCCCAGCACTGATGTCCTCAGTGAGTGGTTGCCCTAAGTAGTTCATAGGTTTTGTCATCTGCACGACATACAGCCTACCTTGGTAGGTTTGACGGTCAGATGGTCCAGAGTCTGAGGACGGATTGAGCCCCGTGTAGAACATCTGGTCATCTTTGCGTTTGGCTAGGTTGATTATACAGCCCTGGCTCACATTCCACTGCTTGACGCCTGTCTGAGAATTGGTGGCCCTGACGAGGTCCTCCCCTTCTTCAGTAACAACGTCGGTAGGATCAGTATCAATGTAACCAGCGATCTGACCCCCAACGGAGTCGGGTAGTGCTGGAACGTACCTCACGGAGAACTTGGTGAAGCGATACATTTCCCACAAGTTGGCTAAGTAAAATAGTCTAGTTTGCCTCATGGCAGACGGAGATATTAACTCGTCAACAAGGACTCGACTATCAGTGTCATGTGCCAGTTTGAAGGAGGTGATGAAATCACTGCCTCTGAGGACTGTGTCACGATTGTTGACCTGTCTTGTCATGGAAACCCCGGTCTTAATTTGCCTTGGTTGCATGCTGCTAACTGTCTGCTTGTTCTGGTTGCTGTTCTTTTTCTTGTTTTGTCTCTTGGCATGGCCTTTCTTGCCTGCTCGAGTATTACGGTTGTTACCTGTCATTGTTTTCTATTTTAAATCTAGACGATCATGACAGCGGTCTGGCAATACTACCCGGAGACCAAATCGGGTTTACGCTTAGTAAAACACAGCGCCATTGCCATCGACTTGGTAATCATCAACAGCAATGGGGTCTATGTATGTAACACCGTTAGCCCACTGAGAAACTTGGTTCTCAAAAGCGACCTGAAGGCCAGGCGACCATCCAGTTTGTAAACTGACAGCTGCCCGGCAACAAGGGAGAATCGGAAGACTCCTGGTCTTCTTACCTGCGATAATCTTGGCGATTTCGTAACGTCGAAACTGCTTATTAACTTTTCTCTGCTTACCTGATGAGAGTAAGGGCTGAAGATGATGAATAAGAGCTTGACACAAAACTGAGATCATTGGTGTGTGGGGATCAGTTGAGAGGTAAGAATAAGCTTTAGCCAAAGCCAGGCAACGTAAGTCACCTTGTTTGACGGTAATGTGGAACTTTGAAAAAGATCTTGGCAAGTCACAAAACTCTCTGTGACAACCTGAACAAATAGATCTCCCGCAGAAATTTGCTAATTCTGGGATCGGGGGAACTACTACCTTGAGTTTAAATCCTAGGAACTGTGCAAAGTTTAAATTTGCAACAACATCATCAACTATATCAACGTCACAGTTGATAAATCCATCGTCACCTTCGTGAAAGGATGACCATGTCTTGGGGTCTTGCTTTCGAAGACATGACCAGATGATGAAACGATTTAAGAAACCATTAGCAATAGACGTGTGTGCGTCACCAGAGGCCCTGGTGCCGTCAACTGAATATGACACCCCCAAGTCGGTAAAACCAGTCATGGTCTCCAACATAGGAAGGATCAAATCAAGTTCAGGGTGGAGACCTTCAGGGAAGGCCGCCCTAAACAACGCACGCTCGACATGCACGATCATATCGCGGGATACGGTCATGTCAAACCGACTGAAGTCAGTTTCGACAATCGCGCCCCTCCATGACTCGGCCATTAGTGGGCCTCTCTCTTGCGGTGTGAGACCCTTGACAAGGTATGGGCACTGCTTAGCTAGTTTCTCAATCGCCGCCACGTAAGGGCCTAGGATTGAAAGGAATTTATCGC